GACGAGACTCCCGAGCAGTTCAATGCTCGGATGGACGAGAGCAGGCTGAAGAAAAGTAAGCGTGATCAAGTCTATGATGATCCCTCTGACGAGGGACAACGAGGCTCGTTGAGTGCAGAAGATCGCAAGCGAGTGAATCGGCCAAAGGCTTTCAACCTTCCCTCTGAGGGGGTGACCGTGAAAGGTCGAATGAAACCTGCGGCTGAGCACAAGTACAGCAGTGCTGCAAAGCTCTGGGCTGATGTGGTCAAGAAGAAGGAAGCTGGCGGTGAGTGCGAATCCGATGGGTGCGCGATGCCAGCTGTTCTTGAGGGCCGTTGTGCTGCTTGCTATGCGAATCTCGTCAAGGAGAAAGTGCTCAAAGAGGCTAATGAGGAAACTCAGAAAGCCATCGCGGAAGCGAAGCGCGTCCGAGACGAGAAACTCCGCCTTGAGAAAGAGCAGAAAGCCAAAGCGAAAGCTGAGGCTGATGCTCTGGCTAAGACCGTCCAAGAAGCTGTTGCGAAAGTTGTCAAACCTAGCAAGGAGCAGAAAGACGAGTCGAAGTCGAAGAAGGCCGAAAAGAAGCACAAAATTTGTACGGAGTGCAAAACCGCTGAAGTCAAATCGAAGAATCAGACGGTGTGCTTTATCTGTCGCAAGGCAGCAACTTTTCGGTCGGCACCAGAGAAGCAGACAGCGATCCTGGTGCCGACGGAGCTGTCCAAGGTGCTGGTCAAGTCGTTGGAGGAGTTGAACAAAAACGCCCCCTCAAAGAAAGACCAGTGAAGTTTGGTCCCTTCGAGCGATCTCATCGCGAGAAGCGGAGTCCGATACCTCAGGACGATCCCGTAATCGACGAGCGGATTCCTTGGGAAATTCCTGGGGAATTGGTTTGGCCGGACAGATCTGTCGATGCACAATACGACAGTGCAGTCTCGCAAGTCGAGAAGCGGTTCAATCAGGTGTGCGAAGTCACGGATGAGGAGAAATCTCAGCTGAGGCTCGCTATGTTCAGCTATTACAGGGACGCGTCGTGGAAAATTCCAGACAATTGGGGTTCGGATTGGTATCTGACCTCGTTGATTCGAGATTTGAACATGAAAGCGTCTCCTGGATGGCCGTTCAACACCGAGGCGGGTACCATTGGTGACTATGTCAGGAAAGTTGGCATGGAAACCGTCCTAGCCCAAGTCAAGCAGCGTTTGGAGAAATTCTACGCGACAGGGGTTTTGGATTGGGAGCCCGACCATTTGTTCATCAAGACCGAAGGCCACAAACTCAAAAAGAAGGAAGAGAAAGCTTGGAGGTTGATTTGGGGAAACTCAATCATTTGTC